GTCCTCCAGCACTGCAACAATATCATGACCAAAATATTGCTGAAGTTCATCTCTAAACTCAACCGCCGCTGCCGCCGCTATACCTATAGCCAAAACAAATGCTGTAAATGGATTGGTAAATCCACCCACAACACCTAAGGTAGCTATGACAGCGGTAAGGCGAATGAGCGATGCTGTCAAGCTCACTACAGTTGATATAATTTGCGGCGAAAAAGCCACAAGCATAGCTGCCCCGAGTATCGCAACAGAAGTACTAATGCGCGGAATAATATCTGCCAAAGCGTTAAGGCCGCGTTGCATGAGCGGAATCCAAGAAACTGCCTGAGCTCCAACAGCAGCAAGATAGGTAAGTCCAATAATCAAGAAATTAAGTGGCGAAAGTACAGAAGCAATCGCTCCAGCAAATGTTCGAAACGCGCCAGCTGCGCCCATTCCGGCGAAAATGAGCGACATTTGGGTGCCCTGTTGCAGGGCGATCTGCATTGGGTTAGTCGCTGTCTGCGCCTGGACAGCAATATCCTGAAATTGCGCCGCTAGGTTGGCAGTATGGTAACGTCCTGCCTGGACAGCATGAATGTTATCATTAGCAGCAGCATTCAATCGAACAACATTGTTGGCGGCGGTGTTGGCAGCAGTACCAAAGGACAATAGGCTACCAGTGGTCGACATAAGAGTCGAGCCCATTAGCCTAATATTGGTTAAAAAGGTATTGACATACACACCCGCAGTTCGTACCCCTGTCCCAAATTGCTGGAATGCTGCACCCGCTCTTTGCATTGCTGCACCAAGGCGAATTGCACCTGATTCATCAGCTACAAAAGCTGACGCAAGAGCTTGAGCTGAACGAGCTGCTGCACCCATACTTGCAGAAGCGACGTTCATTCCAGAACCAATGCCCGCGGCTACTCGACCCGCAGCAGACATAGCACCTGTGGCCACCTGCTGTAGGTTATTGAACATAGCCTGAATTCTGCCAGCAGTATTGGCAAAATTATTTAGATCTTGAGTAGCAGCATTGACTTGTGAGGAATCAACTGCTACACTTAGAGTTGCGACGTCTTCTGCCATTAGAATAGACTATCAAAGATTGCTGGGGTTAACGCTTCATTGGTTCGATCTGCAAGCACTGGGTCTTCCTGCCTAGGATCAGGGCGATGCCTATCTGCGACTTTATAATCCTTAGACAAGGCTGCCAACTTCCCTATATATGCCCTATCCATCCGCATGAGTATTTGAAACTCTTCTCGTAGGACCTGTACACCTGTAAGGCGAATCCAGGATTCAATATCGGCAAAAGAAAAAGGCTCACCACCATTAAAGCCCACACGTCGAGCGGAGCTAAGTTCCCAAAACCAATCCAGGATGTGTTGGTAGTCTGGATCGGCTGAGAAATCAGGAGGGGGAAATCCCTCTCGTTCGTCTCGCTTTTGAGCGGAGTCTCCCTTCGAGTCTTCTTTGATGTAGGCAACTTGTTCTTCTATGATGGAGCAGAGTTCAGTGCCGATTTCGTAAAAAAAGCCGAATCATCTCCAAGAGCATCATCCAACTGTTTAGCTATCCAGTTGATAGACAACAACTTACGAACGTTCTCCGGAGTCGCATCAGGCTTAGCCAAATCGCCCAAAGTGAGTTCTTCGGGCCAAGTCCAACCAACTACAGTGGCACATAGTAAGGCGAGCGTGTTTTCGTCCATCTTCTCCGCAGACATCGAATTACGACCAGCACGAAGAGCCTTATTCTTCATCACACGCTCAATTGCCTTAACGCGCTCATCTTCCAGGGACACACATTTGAGAACTAGTCCAAGCGGCTTGCGTGTCCCTGGATGATTGATAGGTACTTCGATGGAATCCGGCCGGATTGATAACAGATCCATCACACACTCCTCTACTTACGTACGATTCTTCCTGACCACGTTGGAGTTAACACCCAACGTCATGTTGAACTTGATAACGTTGTTAGCGGTATCAAGTGTTTCCGACGCTGACATCACGTGCGCGACAAAATAGCGCAGAGACGGGGTGCCGGAGAGCGACGAGTCATTAAACTGAACTTTGAACGCATAGGTTCCCGGTTCTGCTTGGGCCGCATAGGCAGCAACCTGTCCAGCATTGGCAGTATCATTGCCGCATACGACTTGCATCGTACCAGCATCAGCAACGCCCTTGAGTTTCTGCCTACGACCTAAGTTAATCGCATCGAAGTTAATAACCTCGTTCGAGTCACCAAGGGTGCCCAGGTTCTCGGTTGGAGAAATCTCAGTCCAGGTGAGGACGGGCGAAGCACCTTCAAAGTCACCAAGGACAAAGTCATCGTCCTGGGTGTCCATCTGCGGGCCGATGTAGAGCCTTGCGCCCGCTGTCGCGTAGATAGCCATGTGGCTACTCCTTTCACTGCCTTGCCGAAGGGCGGGTTACGGCAACATCGCCAGCAGACGCTAGGCGAATGCTTCATAATAAACAAGGATGGGTGTCTTAAGCCACCCGTCCAAGTTTAAACCTTCTTTCTGAGTGGGACGTCGATACACTCGAACTTCTGTATCTCCCGAATACAGGCGAGTATCCGTAGCAAAGTGCTCACAAATAGCACCAGCGGCTTCAACTACATCTTCAATACCCTGATTTATAGGTGTATTGATAGTAAGCATCAATATTCCGTACATCCTATCAGTTGGTTCACTAATCATTATACGATCACTGTCATTGGGCAAATGGCGAGCTTCCAGATATGGAACCCCTACAACAGGTTCGTAAGCGAAATTAGGCCAAGCAACAGGTAAATAAGGGGAAAGAGGAATATCCTCCACATGTGACATCAGAGCATCAAAGACATCAGCTTCGGCGCTCACTTGATCATCCCTTTCGCTTCCTGAACAGCAGCATGAAAAATTGTTGGCCAACGCTGTACAGAACGCATCACATAACCTGCATGTTTGCCCGTATACTCAAGGATACGAGCATAATTCATGGTATAAGACAAGCGTATTGTCGCTCCAGGAGGCGTTCCAAAGATGGCCATCCTGGTTGCGTCTTCATTGTAAATCGTCGTTGAGTTGGACTTAAGACGATTTGCACGAGGGGCATCCGAATTAAAGGTAACTTTCAAAGAGGCTCGAAGATAACCATGCCTATATGGAAGATTACCACCTTCGTAGACGGTGGTTTGCATTACCTGCGAAAGGCGAAAGGTTGCTAGCTTTGGGACCAAATCCATCCGTGCTTTGGTCTTATTCACCCATTCATCAATTTGGGCTTTAAAAGTTGCCTGCGAATTTTTACGAAGAGAGCTTCCTCGGATGGAAACATTAGGCGCTCTATAATTAGGTGAAAGAGCCATTATCTAACCCTGCCATTCACGCGAATGTACATTCGACAGCGGCAACCCACTCTTTCGTCAGCCGGTGCTTCAGGATCACGAGGGTAATCGAGCAATGCACCGCTTGGGCTCTTAAATTTATCGTACAGGGCAACAACCTGATTATCGAGAGACTTGTGTGTAAATCTGACGTTCTGATCGCGCATCGATCTCCAAGTCTTTTCCACTTGTTCGGAGCGAAAAGCACCATTGCGGATAGCTTGGACATAAGAACTTATTTTACCCTGATTGATTGCAACACCGGATTCTACTTGTGCAATTAATCCAGCTCGAAAACGAAGAAGCCGATTAGAATAGGATTTAACTAACTTGTCTGCCGTTTCAGCATTCAAGGGCTTGCCCTGAGTTATAGAATTAGTAACAACACTGTCAAAACGCTTATCACGAAGGGAGCGACGAAGGTAACTATGCATATCGTCAATAGATCCAGAAGTGAGTTCCCGGCGCGCATTGGTCACGTACTCCTCTTGAGGTTTTGATAGGCCCACCACGCCACCTTGCCTCATTCGAGTAGTTGGATCTATTCTGCCCGCAATCCCAAGTGCAATCGATTTATTTGCAAGCTTATCTTCATACCCTTTAAGGATGTGGGATTTGACAACATCTCGTTGCTCATCAGTAATAGAAGTGATGAATCCACCAAGATATTCTTGTAGCCACCGTTCGGTTTCGATGTTTCTAATATCGAAACGAAATATAATTTTACGGCCCTGAGCATCCTCCATGGATGGCATAGCCATTGTTTCAAATGTAGCCGATTGTTCGAAAGCATTTGTAAAAGTAATATCATAGGGTCGAAAAGCTGCATTATCAATATGTAGGGCCTTGTATGCTGCTTCGACATCACCTACCCCAATTAAACGCTCCAATTCACCTAAATCAATATTGGTAACTATGCTTTCAATGGAAGTAAGATAACCATCACGCATTAAAGGTTGATGTACATCTTCCAACCATGCTGTTCTCTCGCCAGCAGTAATAGGTTTACGCACAGATTACCGCCGCATGATAACATGCCATGCCTGCATCAGGATAACGAAACAATTTCTTAATCTCAAATGTCTTACTACCCAACATAATTCGATCAGTAAGAACAGGTTCGATATCTAATACTTGAAACAATACCATTCGATCATCAGAAAATATTACCTTATCATCAATATACTTCTTCGCTATTGGCTCAACCACAACTGTCAATGGATATTGAGTAGGTGCAGATTGTACAGGGGACCAAGGATTTCCAGGAGTACTGATTTCCGCTCTAATCAACGCCGCCGTACCTTGTTGGTATTTACCCAACAAACGGTTCGCAGTTGCCTGCATCCTAGTATAGAAATCAGCCATAGCTAAAGTACCGGGTGAACACCCTGGGACCTCGTCTGCGCCATGTCCCCACGCGCAAGTTGTTTCCGAGATTTATCCAATAATTATAGTATATTATTCAATCGCTTGACACAAGTGGTATTTTAATTCGAAATGCACCAGCAGATAAGAATATGCTGCTTTTTCCAATAGATTCTACTGGCAACGTGATATCACCTAGGACTTTAACCACAACACCATCGCCTATCACTATACCACGATTTCTTGATATAAATCCTGCTTCCTCTACATTCTGTATCTGCTCAATATCAAAATTGGATATTAATGCAGGTATCTCATCATCACCCAGGAACTTTATCACATAATCGGCCTGCAGCAACTTTTTCCAACCCCAATCAAACAAAACAAATACATATCCTGGGAAGACAGCATTGCGGGTTTCTTGAAATATGGGCTTCCGCTTCTTAGGCGGTTTAATCATTTTCTTTATTCGAGGAAAATATGTTATGAGTCCATGTCTTTCCGCATACTCACAAACATTCATTTCACGTCCTGGAAACACATGAACAATGAGCCAATCACTTTTTAGTTGCCTTTTTGGAGCGGGAGACGATCGAGTCAAAACACTTTCTAAGCCAACTAAATTGTTCGGTTGTCTTGAGGCGCGTCCAGTGGATGACATGACCATCGTCGTGAAACACCATTATTGTGTTAAGCTTCTCCAATTGAACGCGATCGAGAACATTTTCCAACGCTACGCCATGTTTCGCAGCAGCATCTATCTTTTCACGTACCTGTTGTAGAAATATGACTTCGCCCATTATGCTCGATTTACCCAGGTAACACCAACCCCACTAGAGGGGTCACCAATAATATTGGCTAAGATTTCATCAATCTCCGTAAGAACAGGCAATTGAGCCTGAACACCCGTTGTATCACTATACCGAACAGCAAGGCTACCAACTTGCTCAAAAATCACTTGCTGTGCTGGAGTAACGTCCGGGGAAAGGGATCCAGGCTCCAGGAATTCCCTGTATTCTGCTTCCATAGAAGCAATTCTGACCTCGCGAGGAACTGATTCACTATCAATCAGCTCACCTTCTTGGTCATAAGCATCTTCCCGCGGCCACGCCATTGATTGACTACGCCCATTAACTCGTGTCCCAGGCCACTGAGTTGCATATTTTCGATCAATGTATGCCGCACCGCGGATCTTGGCCTGAATACGAGCATTGTCCGGCGATACCTGGACCCAATCAGTATGACCCATCGAATCATGATAGGCATCAGAATCAGCCATAGAGGTATAGACGTTCGCATCCTCTTCTCCAGTGCCTTCTTCGATAATCAATGTGGCCATTTAACCCTCCTAATATGCGGTGTTGCGGATCAACCCCTGGAGCGAAGGACCCGCAACACCTGTGAACGACGAATCCGGACGCCGCTCACCCTGGTGCCCCATTATAGGGCATTCCATTTAACCATTCAATAGTAGGAGCCCCTAGATGTTCCCTAGTGAAACCTGACATTGAACGCACATTTATCATATCTGGTACAGCTTGCAAAAAACCCTTAATAAAGGATCTAGCATGAGTCCAGGCATGAGTGTAGTCAATTCGACCCCATCCAGCTTCTAAAGGACAACCACAAAGTACAACACGGTTAAAACCGAGATCAACAGCAGCAACCTTGGCACCAAATATGCCAGAACTTGCTGATACTTTCTGGTTCGGCCAACGGAATTCCGTCCTATGCGTGATGCATCTAATCTTTGGCGGTTTATCCCAACTGTAAATTGCTTTAGCATCAGAAAATCCTGCTTTCTTCCTATCTGCTACCTGACTTTCAATCATTTCATTATGGAGTGTTACCCAAGCATCCACTTCTCTTGGCCAAATGCAACCCACACCTTTAACCACAACAAAATGCTTGAACTCTGCCATTGCTTCAGCAGCCGCAACATCTTCTTCCCAGTTACGCGCCGACCCAATTACTAGGCAACGGCTCACCATCAACCTGCTCCTGAACTTTTTTCATCCAATGCCATGCTAGACCATTTGACATTTCTACATCATTAAATTGTTGACACATTAGAGACCGCCACCAAGACCTTCTATCTGGATAAAGGGGCCTTTCTATATAGTCCAAGGATTGAGCACAAACTGGTGCTGCTGGATTGGTTGACTCAACAATTGCTGGTACACCCTGAATTATTGCATCAACAGCAATATTGCTGCTATGAGTAACCAACACGTGAGCACCGGCAAGATGTTCCGCCAATGTGGGACTCTGAGTCCATTTTTCACGGACTATAACCCTTCTATTTGTGTTTGCCCTCACTCTTTGATAAATTGTTTTAATCCATGTAGGTACATCTATACCTAAACACTTGCCAAATTTTGGTCCAGGGACCCCTATCAGTACATAGCCCCTTTCACTACGTTTTTGAATCCAAGGGTGCATTACCTTCTCCGGAGGAAAGCGTTTTGTGTCTGGATTCTTAAGCACAATTGGACTTAATCCTTTGTAGGTGATTTTATAATAGCCACCTCTTCCATATTTGTAAAATCCATTATCAATAATCCAGAAAGGTTGTCCCGTTTTGAGCGCTTTGGGTACAATACGCTCAACAACCCATAATTGCCCACGCGCAATGAAGGGGTCCTTATCGTTCGGCGGATCATCCAAGCATATCTCAGCCTTGACCCCGTGACCACGTAACCCATCTATCATTGCCTCAGCTTGAACAAGTTGTTTGTCTCTACGCTCCTTGGCTACTACTACCCACAACATTACAGGGTTTTGATCTTCAGCTTCATGGTTTGATCATACTGCCGACCACCTTGGGTAGTAACACGATTGAGCACTTCCACAGCGCTACTTTCATCACCTTCCGAAAGCCATACAGTAGACAATGTGTCGGTAAAACTAGAGCTATCAATAACCAAGCTCTGAGTTTCATCTACAACAAACCATTCTGAGCCAATAAGAATATCCCCGTCTGGAAGCTTGGGCGACCAGTCCAGGGCATAGTCCTTAATGTCATTGGGATCCTTAGGTGCAGGCCAAGATATTGCCATCTTACGGTACCTCCGCAAACCTTCCTTCGGCTGGTGCGTCGCCTTCTCTGTCTTCTGCTATCACCTTGGCATAACGATCTTCCGCTATTACCTTGGCATAACGATCTTCTGCCACTACTCGAGCAAATCTGTCTTCCGCTATGACTTGAACAGTTCGAGTTTCGGCTATAACCCTTGCAGCTCGATCTTCAGCTATAACGCGAGCGTAACGATCAGTATCTGTATCAGTAACGAGCGCTAAACGTACACTATAAATTATATCACTCTCGATGTGCAAGCTAGGTGCAATAAACCCAGCTCCAGTCAGAGCAGGCGTATAGAATATATCGTCGTCAATATATAAGCCAACTGCAACAGGATAGCTTACATCCGAAACGGAATAGAATGTATCGTCATCGGTATACAGAGATGGTACAAGTGCATAAGTCGATACAAGAATATGTGTATAGAATCCCTCACCATCCACATATAGGAATGGGTGCATTGCCTGGTCAGGCGCTACAATAACTGAATAGAATGTATCTGTATCAGTATAGAGTGCCGGAGTTAGTCCCTGGATAGGAGCAACTTGGATTGTTCCAGTATAGTATGTCTCAGTATCAATATAGAGAGGTGGTGTTAGATTAACAGCACCACCCACCAGTGTCTGTGTATAGAACGTATCGTTGTCAGTATACTTAGCAGGTGATAGAGCGTATGTAGACGATAGCGTCTGCGTATAGAACGTATCGTTATCAGTGTACTTGGCAGGCGTTAGAGGATAAATGGATGCAACAGTCTGCGTGTAGAAAGTGTCATTGTCAGTATACAGGGAAGGCGTCAACGCATACGTTGACACTACGGTTTGTGTATAGAAAGTATCCGCATCAGTATAAAGGGATGGAGCAATATTGACTGCTCCAGTGGTAATGGTTGGCGTATAAAAAGTATCCGTATCCGTATATGGATCCGGAGCTACATTCTTTTCACCTGCTCTTTCCAGGAGGTGATTATAGTACGTATCCGTATCGACATATAAAGATGGAGTTAGAGCATATGTATAGGATACTGTCTGCGTATAATATGTTTCACTGTCTACATACAGAGATGGGGTTAGGGCATATGTAGACGCTACCGTCTGGGTGTAATATGTTTCATTGTCAGTATATTTAGCTGGCGTCAACGCATATGTAGACGATACCATCTGCGTGTAGAAAATATCTGCATCTATATAGAGAGAAGGTGTTAGAGCATAAATTGAAACAAGTGTCTGCGTGTAGAAAGTATCTGCATCAGTATACAGGGAAGGCGTCAATGCATATGTAGACGCAACCATCTGCGTATAGAATGTATCCGCATCGGTGTACAGGGAAGGCGTTATGCTAACAGCGCCGCGCCCAAGGGTTGGTGTATAGAACGAATCTGTATCAGTGTAAAGTGCTGGAGTTAGATTAACAGCACCGCTTACAACTGTCGGTGTAAAATATGTTTCAGGATCCGTATACAGAGACGGTACTAACGGATAACTTGATAGTTGAGTATAGAATATATCGGTATCTGTATATAGAGATGGCGTTAGAGCATAAATATAGCTGGTCGTTTGTGTATAATATGTTTCCGAGTCCGTATAAAGGGGTGGAGTTATTGTGTACAAGCCAAAAACAGTTGGTGTATAAAAACTATCTATATCGGTATATAAGTTAGGAGTTAGGCTAATATCACCAATAACTATATGAGTATAGAATATATCAGTATCATTATAATAAGATGGAAAAATTCCCTGCTCACCAGGCGCAGTTAGTGTGACTGTCTGTTCATAGAAGAAATCGGGTGCTCCTGTAGCCGCCCAGCTACTACCCCACGAAGTACCCCAGCTGCCGTTCCATGGATCATATCCAAGTGTACCATCGACATAGAGCAATGGTGAAATATTGATTGTACCGGCTATTGCAGTTAATGAGAAGAATATATCTGTGTCAGTATGGATATTCGGCGCAAGATCAACAGCGCCTGTAGCGATGGTAGCTGAATAAAACGTATCGCTGTCATCATAGTGCGACGGTGTCAGCGATTTTGGAGCAACCTCAGTACCCTCTATATAGGCCCACGTAACAAAACCTTGAAGTGGAACGGCGGCGGCAACTGTGGCTGTGTAAAATGCATCGGCATCATCGTAAAGAGCAGGCGCAAGATTAACCGTACCCACACCCACTGTAGGCCCAAAGAATATATCTGTGTCTTCGTAAAGCGCCGCCTGCGTCAGTGCATATACAATAATTGGTGTTTGAAAAATATCTGTATCAGTATATAGGTCTGGAGTAAGAGTTATTAAGCCCGGAATGACAGTTGGCGGATAGAAGCTATCGTCATCGCTGTAGAGCGATGGCTGCAGGATGTCGCCGGAAATAGGCTTGCGGACGGCAATGACCGCAGCAGCCCACGCGTCGTTATCACTGTTGGAAGTGCCAATTGAAAAATTGCCAGTGGCACCGACCGCCGTTTGCAACTTCACAAACGCATGGCTCAGTGTGGTTTCAATGATTTCGGTAAAACCAGAAGGAGGCGTCTGTGTACCCGGTGCTATGCCCCAATCGTGATCAACAATGACAAGGAAATCATTTGCTTCAGTCGTTGTAACGCCGGTTGCGCTAAATGTCGCCGTTGCAGTTCCCTGGCTACCCTGGGAAGCATCAATAGGATTTGTGGTGTCAGCCCCGGCAACTGCCACCATCGCCAACTGCGTACTGGCAGTTCCGCTGTGAGTACAGACGTAGCTGCCTGCCTCGCTACTGGCTACCTTATACCAGACATAAAAGTGGGCTCGAAAACTGCCGTCATTGGCATCGACGAGTGTGGTATTTGGAACCGCGACGAAACCGGTCGGCGGCGTTGGCGTCGGTGGTGATGATCCGGTAACACCAATGACCTGCGTCAGGATCAGTAGATCGCCGTTCTGGATACCAGTCGGCGCAGTCAGTGTCGTACTGGTGGTACGCGAGGTATAAGTCGTATTTGAATACGACCGCAGATAGGGCGCATTAACCTCGTCCGGACCATGCCGATTAATGATTAATCCGGGTAGAGATCTAGCAAGACGTGCCATCTACCATCTCGCGGCCCGTTGCATTGCATTGGAACGAATAATCGGTTGCTGGCGGCGGCCGACAGCAGGTGTATACCAGTAAACAATTATGCGGCCTGCGGCACCATTACCGGCATCTGCGCCATTGCCTCCACCACCAGCGCCACCTCCGGGTACTGTCCCACTCGAACCAGCAACGCCAGACGCACCACCCGCACCACCATTGCCACCGCCACTCGGTGCGATCCCACCAGCACCACCAGCAGAACCGGATCCAGCACTTCCTGCCACACCGTTGCCTGCCGCACTCCCTGATGAACCACCACCCGAACCACCACGCGAGCCGCCACCGCCCTGTGCCGCTGTAGCATTGCTACCCGAAAATCTTATGACACCGAGATTACCACTGTTCGAGGCTGCGCCCGAGGCAACACCGCCCTTAGCCCTGGCAACGGGTCCTGTGTCCCACGTGGTATCATTTCCGGCTGTAGCAGCAGTGTTCTGCTGGGCCGCCACGGAAACCGTGATGGAGGAAAGCGAGCCCACGGTCAATGTGTAGAAAGCATATGAAGACCCACCGCCACTACCCTCTTGGCTGGAAGCCAGTGTGGGACGGGCACCACCTCCAAACAAGTCCACATCATGAAGCCCGACCACACTAGGAGTAAACGAAGTAGTACCAGTATTTATGGTGGTGGAGGACTGAGTTGAATCATCCACAACAGTCAACCTACAAGGTCCAGCGTAAGCGGTAGTGTTGTTCCTGGAAGTTATCCCCATATACTCGTTACCGGTCGGAGTCGTATTCGATTCTGTCCTAGAACTACACATCATCATGCGATAAGTTGATGCCACATTGGCCAACAGCGCCGAATCAACAAAATTCTGATAACTGTTCAACGCAGTGGTCGATGTATCAAACGTGGCCAACAAAGTATTAGCCGACAACAGGCTACCGTCAATAAAGTCTGCGGTGCTAACAGTGCCGCCCCAATCATAGGAACGGACATTTATTGTGAAGTCTGTGGTAGAGAAGTCATTCTCCATGCGGGCCGAAAACGTGACGGAAGATATAGACCCAACAGAAGAGAGATCAAATTGGATAAACAATTGAGAGACCACATAAGTGCTGCCAGTGAATTGTTGACCCACATACAGGGTATCATCCACACTGTTCTGCACGCGCGACCCGGCACCACTACGTGCCGTCGCATAATCGGCATTGCTACATTGAACATAACCATCTGCAGTGTCGCTGAAAACAAACCTAGTTGCCATAACGCCACACCTCTGCACCTTGTCGCAAAAGATCTAGCGCTTGCGGGAGGAAATTCCCCCAGGGACCTGACCCCTGAACGGGCGGGTTACGCACCATGAACGGCCACAACGGATAACCGCATTTGTCGAAACGGTCACCGATCCTGCCGTCCTTACAGTATTGACCTTCAATCACCAGCCAGCCGTTGCCGTCCACCCGCGCCCCCGGTAGATCGCCGTCGTGCTCGATCTCGTGGCGTTTCTTGCGCAACCTGATGCTATAACCATCGCCAAGGTCAATTTCACTACCGCACAGCGGCTCAAGCGCGGCACACAGGCAGAAGGCTTTCAAGAAATACATCTGAACTTGACGTGCTTCATTGTCGAGGAAATTGGAGCCCCGGATCAACGCCAGTCTATCCTCAATGAAATCGCCAATGGCAACAGCATCAATATGATCCTGTATACCATCTAAGCGATGATTCTTCATATCCGCTCCAAAGTCATTGATGCGCGAACATTAACCGTTGCTGGTGCCGTACAACGAATGGCAAAACCTTCAGCCAACGCACAATCAGGTTCTTGACCAAGCGGGAACTGCCACATGACTAAGCCTTTGTCTGGCGCCATCAAGAATTCCATCTGCGTGGTCAGCGTTGTCGGCTCATTGGATGCGTTCCATGACTTTGCCGCTGTAAAGCCCGCCGTCAACACGCGCCCATAACTCTGCCGCACTGTTACCGACGTCGACTGTGTGCCTGGCGAGTTGGTCGCCCATGTCGAATAGCAAAGTTCGACCAGCACCGGCACAGCACTGGATGTAACACCATCAAATGCAACAAGGAAACCTTTAACCTGTAATCCCGAATTTGCATGAGCTTTAGCACCAAGAATAGTTTTAGCTGTCGCAGCAGTAAGAGCAACAGCTCCTTCCGTTTGTATCCAATAGCCAGAACAAGCCATCTTCAACTCCTTATGTCAGTGTAATACCCCATTTATCAGCAAGATCACTAATCGCTTGCTCAATAAAGGTATCGTCCTTGGCGTCGTCCTCGATGATGATCTCGAACAGATCGCAGGCACAGGCCACCGCCTGGTACGCCGGATCGACGGTTCCGGGATTCTCGGACGCGAACAGGCGGAACGTCAGTTCGCTGTTAAACGAACCGACATTCTGCGCCGTGCCATTGACCGATTTAGTCAGGCTGGTATCCCACACCGAGACGGCGGTGCCGGTGTGCTTGACCGCAACGATCCGCGCCGAACCCGAAGCATGGCCGCTGCCCGAGCCAAAATTGACATCATTCGGTGTTGCTGTGACCAACATACGGCGGATGCTGCAAGACGAACCAGAACGTCGCACGAAGGCGATCTGCTGACCATCAGTTGCATCAACAGTATCACTTGCTGCCCAGATAAAGCCGGTGTTGGAATCGGTCGGCTTGTAGGCGACGATCACGGTATAGGGCATGTCGTCGCCCTGGAACATCGTCGACAGCGGATCGGTGACGGCGGCCGACAGGCGCGGCCTCACCTGCGAACCGCTGTCGGTACTGCCGCCCGTGATGTTGCGTGTCAGCCGCAGCGCGGACAGGCCGTTTTGCGCGCTCGCGATCAGGTCGACATCGCCGGTATTACCAGCATAGTCAAGGTTACCGCCGCCAAAGCGTTTGTTGGCAACCGCGAGCACGTTGGTGCCGGACGTTGTCACGGTTGCCGTAGCACTGGCATCGAACCAGCCGGGTCCGCTCCATGTCGTGTAGTCGGAACTTTCCTCGGCGACGGTGATAGTGATAGTCGCGGTCGTAGTCTGGCCGGCACCGTTGGTGCAGGAAATGGCCACATCGGCATAGGTACCCTCGACCGCCGTGCCTTCCAATAAACCAGTTGAGGTGTTGTAACTCAACCCGCTTGCGCCAAGATTGGAAACACTGATCGTCTTCGGCGTCAATACACCACAATCACATTGAGCATAAACATCAACACTTGTCGATCCGGTGGCTACATTAAAATCATCAAGAGTAATTCTAGGTGATAGATTGACCGCGAAACGCAAGGGCTCACCGGTACCACCAGTTTCCCATGCAGAAAGTACAAAATTCATGCGACCACTATTACCCGAGGTAATATTGATAGTAATTTCTCGAGTGCCTGAATCGTAACTGACGCCGGACGGAAACTGATCGAACACGGTGGTGTGAGTGACACCCGGCTCGGCTTCATCATTATAGACAACCTGCAGATATTCGGTCGGCGCGGTACTACCCCACAGCGTCGTCTTCGACGGCAGCGTGATGATCTGATTGTCGCCGTAATCGATATTGGCATCGGCCACACTAACGAGTGGCTTATAATGAGTCTTACCGGTTCTGCGCCAAATGCGCACCCAATCGACAGCCAACAATGCACCATCTACATCTGCATCCCATGCGGAAGCACTGTAAGTGTCACCTTGAAAAGTACCATTAAGAATATGCGACGATAAGATAATATTCTGAAACTTGCCCTTGCTGTTACCATTGCCAGTGGCGACGCCGGCCGAGACACCGTCGCGATAGAGCGTGACGTTGGTGGTATTCACCTTAAAGCTGATCGTATGATAGGTGGCGTCATGCGCCCATGGTCCAGCAATATTCGTACCGCTCGATGAACCACCTGTCCAGATATTACGATAAAAATAGGTATTTTCCGAATTGCCTTCGTAATCATACTCATCAGTGTCAATACTGATTGATGGTGCTCCTGAAGTGATCCAAAAGGTTGGGTGCCAGCCATCCGGGCTTCCGGTAGACCGCCACTCCCGTGCTTCGATGATAATATCGTTAGTGCCAGCCGCTCCTGCATACCAGTGCGCTGCACCGACACCCGAGACCATCGCCGAGACTTCATTACGGCCCGCGTACATCATATCCTGCTCTGGAGAAGTGGCTGCACGTGCTTGCAACAGGATACCATTTGCGCCTATCGACATATTGTCGAAGCCGACCGCCTCGCCGCGATTGACGTCGGCATGACCCGTATGAGACGGGTCCGTATCGTACATGGTGTTGAGCAGTGAGTCTGAGGTTCGTGCTCCTGGTAAGTAGGTGCGGTTGGTGAACCATTTACCAGCTGGGTTGTTAGGCGTGACAATATCGAGGATTGAGAAATCATGCCCCCATGACAGCGTGTAGCCCTCATAAATAGTGCCGACCTCACCTTCATCACCAACCGATACTCCTCCAATGGTTAAGGTACCGCCACTGGCCACAAACTCCAATTTCAAATTATCTTGATTACCCCAGTCAATAGATTCCCGCTCAGGGTCTGTCAGCTCTTGCTCATGCAGCGTAATCGCCGCAGGAATACCGGTATGCGTCCACGTCGCAATCAGTGCCGCTCCCTGCTTCAAACGCACCGTCATGTCGATCACACCATCCTCAGTAGCGCCGAGCGTATAACCTATGGTTATTGGCTCATCGCCATCTAGAACGATATCACCGCCAAGGTTGACGCGGCAGATATCATCAACCGGATTGGTAACTACAATATAATCAGTATCATTTTGCGAGACTTCGTCTAAAGAACCAGCAAGATCAGTGCCACCTGAATGATCTTTCCAGGCACCAACCAAATCCGTTGTATTGGGTCGCAACGTCGCCAATTATGGCCCCCAAGGTGATCCACCAGAACCAGATCCAGTAACCGTTACTTCATTGACACTCTGAATATTGGCATCTACTTGATTAGTGACGGTGAAGGTTAGGGAATCGGTCTTCGCCTTGATCGCAGCAATCTCAGTATCGAGGAAGTCATCGATAGTGTTGACGCTCGCCTGTGTCGCCAGCGTTGACACAGCGGCGTCGAGATTGCTGGCACCGTTGGTGGTGGCGCTCACCACATGGCAAATCTGCTCACTATCATCACAAGCGGTCGCGGTGCCCCGAACAACGAGATCACCTAATGTACCGGTATCAGTAGTGTCGAGTGTCACTTTGTACCAACCATTAGACACCTCTGTAGCGTTGGTCGCACCAGCATTCGGGTTACCAAAAGCAGCACCAGCCTTACTAATAACAATCGCTACCGTCTTACCGGTTGCCGCTGAAACATGATCGCTCGATAGAAATACTTTGAGCATCAGTACATGTGAAGTGGATTGAGCGAGCCTACGCGTCATGGATTACATCCCCAAACGAACGCGGGAGGCTGGATAACCCCCTGCTCCTGCCGTTGCGCTATCTGAAAGAGCCGAGATGCGAATACCCATTTCCGGCACTCTGGTCGTCGTCGCGGCGGCCCATGAGCCGCCGTCAACGCGCGTCGTATAGTTCCATGCCGTGCCGCCTGGCATCGCCTGCTTGTGGTTGGCGTTGGCGACCTCACGATAGTAGAGCGTGACATTGTTCCCGCTGGTCGGCTTTATCGACAGCCGATAGGTCGTGTTGATCGCCAGTTCCGTCTCGGCGAACGTGAATGTCGCGATGCGGTCATTGGTGCCGGAAATCGCCAATTGCATAGCGTCAACGGCGACGGATGCCAGCGTGCCGCCGCCGCTGTCGTAGAGGACGACATCGAAATCCGACGTGGAACCGGCAACACGCATCCGTATCCAGCAGCCATCAATCTTGCAGGCGAACGGCACTTGGAATTCGAGCGCGAGTTCATCAAAGCCGCTGCCGCTGTTATAGGCTGCGGCGCTTTGCGCTGACGCGATCTGCGAATTGCCGGCTAAGCATCCAAACGTGCCGTCGTCGAATTCGAGGACGATGTTGGTGCTGACGGCGACGGTCGCCCATGATGCCGTCTTCAGCACCGTGCCGGTGACTTCATTGACGACTGTTGTGGCAGCCAGACCGAAGGCATGGAAATTGACGGCGTCCGAACCGAGACGACCGGAGCCGTCGAACTCGACGACAACGGCCAGCAATTCGCCGAACGCAACCGAGCGTGACGCGCTGAAGGCACCGGTCTGATACCAGACATTGCTGGTAAAGCCGCTGTCGCCGTTAGCGATTGCCACCGTCTGGTCCTGCACTTCATCTGGCTGGTAGGGCAGACCGCCAGCCGTCGCGACATTCTGCAGCGAAACGGTCAGCGCCGAGCCGCTGGCCTTGGTCACGGTGCCGAAGCGGAAACCGACTTTGGTGAGATTCTTGGTCGCGCGGTCCTTGTTCCAGACCTGCCCGAGGAATGCGATCTTCTCGCCGGTCGCATCGATCACCGTGCTGGTGAACTGCATCGTAGTCGAGCCCAGTTCATATTCGGGCGGCCTCAGCCAATTGCCAGGACCGACAGATGTCCAGCTCATATGGTCACCGTGATGCCGCCAGGCTGCGTCAGTTCGTCATGCATCTGCTGGCGGGTCTGGCCGGCGTAATGCACCTTCAGCGTCATCAGTGCGAACAGTTCGCGGTTGTCCTGCGTGAACGTCGAGATCGGCGCGCGCAGCTCGTCGGTCGCATAGGTGAAACGGATCGGCGCGCCTTCATTGAAGGACACGTCGATGAACACGTGGCCACCACCCTCACAGCGATCAACATACTGGTAGTTGAGCGTTGCCATCACTTCCTCTGGAATTTATCCGAGTCCCGGAACAGATCCATCATGATATGTTGATCGTACGGAAAGATCCCTTTCTTACGACCAAACGAATCATACTGATCCATTAGGATACCCTTCGTTCGACCAAATAACTCATCAAACTCTACTGACGCCATATTTCGAGTTGAATGCTTCTGCCGCAATGAATTAATGATTAAATTCATTGCAACATCAAGCACCTGCTCATATGGGCAACCCACTAGCTCCTTTGAAACCCGTCTAAACACATCACGCGATGACTCGGGTGCTGTATTATGAAGCGGATCTTTTAGATTACGCAATGGATCGTCTTGACCATTACCTATCATGATACCATCCTTGCCGCCTGCTCCAGGGCTGCACCGTAGTTAACTTCACGGTGCCCATCGACCTTGACTACTGCATCCGGAGCCCACTGCTCAACTTGCTGAGCGATCATGCCCACGGTACGTTCCTTCTCACCACGATAGCGGAAACCAAAGAAGTCTGCTGGGCCCCAAGAACCCATATACTCTACATCTTCCTTAAGATCACCATCGCTAATGGTGAAGATTCCGGAGGCGTTCCAAGTGACCGTGATGTTTCCACCATTGGGAGTGACCGGCAGTCCCGTAACGGAGGAATCCAGATAAAGGACGAGCGGCCACGTAGTGTTAGCACCCGAGTTGTGGCGATAGATAATCAATGCCTCAATTGAGTTACCAGCTGCCACCGCTGTGTACGTCAAATCGCCTCCATCCAGGGTACCGTTGGTGACTGTTGGTGCAGTAATGCGTTGATCGGTACCCGCAACACCACTAATGTCATTATAAAAGTCATGAGCCGAGTTGTAGGTATAGGTACCTGTGTCAACCAGTGCACAAAACGGCCCATCAGTAGTGGTATCATTATCGAGGTCATAGCCAGTAGTACCGGCCAGGAGGTTCTGCTTGTAGAGGGGATATACTGCATTTGCCATTTCTATAATCCTTCTCGACGTGTTTTTTGCCGACGGCGATTGTAATTCCAAAGCGATCGATAGGGTTGACGCCTTCTTACCACCTTCTATTCCTCCAATAGGGTTCCTCCCTCTGTCGCATTAGGTCGCCAGTTGGCGTTCTTCCCATACGCTTCCTATTACCCTTAAGATGGTCAAACCAACGCCCCAAAGGGCCGTTGACAAATGGATGATTGCTATGCTGCCCTATATTTCCAGACAAAGATTTAGTTTCTGCCTGTAGAATCATGATCATTTGCTCAATTGCATGACAATCTGTCCATTCCGCTAACTCATAAATCTTATCTGTAGCATACAATTCCTCTAAACCATCGATAAACTTCCAATAATCTTTATGACCACAATTCAATATAAAGAAACCACACTCAGGGTAGGTCTTCGACCTGTCCAGCCACGCAATCAATTGATTGCGGCTTGGGAGGAGCGTTTGCAAAGCCGGCAGGTCGAAGGGCATATGGGTTAAGATGTCTCCATCTGCCCAAATCAAATAGTCTAATGCTTTGGATCTAGCTGTAGCTATCACCGCTGCTATCTTGTGGCTAAATCGAACAGCATCATGCCTATAATTAGTTCTACTCTTGTGCCTATTACGCCGTTTGAAATCATTCAACCAAGTAGAGGACTTTAACAATTCTACATATTCAAGATTATCAGCCTTCAGTCTTGGGTCCCAATTCTCATAATAAACAACCATGGGCACATTGCAACGCCAATACTCAAGATACGTTTCGATCATGCGCTTGCCATAAAGCGCATAACCTTCCTTATTAAAAGTGGTTACAACAACTGCTTTCATCTGTGATTCAGAGCCCACAATGTTAACTCATCACGCCACTCATCCGCATACTCACAATCCCTGTATTTTTCCATTCTTGGTATGCCCTCGGTGAAATGCAATAGGCAAGGACTTGGACAATCTTCCTTGGTATAATGACCCACAAGATAATTCCATTCAATCGGTAACTCCCCTATCTCCTCATCTTCTAACCAACAAAAACGATGCAAATCACGCCCAGGTAAAGTGTTAACCAAATTCGCCCTCCAGAGAGCAGCATTGGAGGGATGGTCGCAATTGATTAACATCACACTGGACCAATTCTTTCTGGGGTAAACTGTTTGAACCTGACCGTCCATCTTTGTTTCGTTAACGGGTGCATATTGATGTTTGACACACATCACAGCATATTTTGGATCAGCTAGATCGAAAATACGTTGTGGATTTACTCGAAACAGTACATCACAATCTACAAAGAGCGCCCAACCAACACCTAACTTACCCCTAAACTTAAGACGCGCCAACTCCGGGACAAGAAACCTACTATTAGCAAATTCTGTTGACATCCAAAATTCTGAGATAGGATCCCACATCTTCCCATCTTTTATTTCCATAGGCCTTTGATAAAAACCACTTTTAGTTAAATCATCAAGTATTAAAGGATATAAAGGAACGGGGATTACATTAAGACGATTGGCACTATGCCTCGCCACTGCAAACGCATCGGCTTCACGTGAATCAAAGCCGATCCAAATAGATTGAGGCATTCTTTACTCCGGCGAATTGCGACGTTCAATTTCTGCGGTGATAATCTCAATAGCCTTTGCCTTATTAGTCACATTCTCACTGGAAAGACTACGAGCAAGCTTCCGCATCTTATCCCAAGATAGATTCTTCCAATTGTCTTGAATATAAATCTCATTATTTCGAGCTGCCAATTGCTCCGAATCAGCAATTGACTTACCTTCATTAGGCTTGGGTCTAGGAGCTGCTTCCAATGCCTCCTCTATCTCACGCTCCTTTACCTCATCTTCTACTAAAGCACCCCTGGACATCTGTCCCGACTGGGTATGTGTACGACCCGATTCATCATCGTATTGCACACCGTCTGGAATTACCATTCCACCGCTAGCCTTGAATTGGACCTTCGGAACAGCGGGCGTTCCAGCGGCCATTCGGGCTTTTTGTCCAGGGGTAGGTGTTTCACGCGCCTTTTCAGGCGGGGGCGCGTGAACTGGCAGCTTTTCTTCGCCAGACGCTAGTCTCGCATAATATGCCTGGCGGGTTGCCTCGATCGCTGCTCTTTTTTCTGGATCAACTTTAGCCATGTTCACCTCCAGGCTGAACTAAGCAAAAGGGAGTGCCAACCTCCCGGGTTAAGACACTCCCTCTCCTCGTCGGCGTAGTCAGGTCCGCCGCGAAATTATGCCAGCCGGTGAATAAACCGCACGATACGGATATTCTTTGCTTCCCAGACACGGAGCCAGTTGCCGACTGTCGCAAGTTCGGTGTTGGAAGGAGTGTCAAGCGCTGGAGTCCCGGATACAGGATTCCACTTGATACCACGCGGATGCAGCACAATATGGCGCCGCTCAACGAGGTATTCTTCACCACCGCCAATCAATGCATTGCGCTCTGTCTCAACAGGCACCTTGGGATTGCCTTCGCCCTGGCCAATTGCTCCAGCACCGAACAAATAGCTAGTATAACTAGTTCCAGAGACGGGCATTCCGTCGTCCACAATTACACGTTGACCCTGATAGAAGGGGATGGTTGGACGTGCTTGGGAGTCAAGCTGGAAGTCA